GGTATCATTTTGGGTATCAAAAAAACCGCAAGCTATTGCCTGCGGTGAAAGAACATTTCAGAAAGTTTCCTTTCTTTTTATTTTATTGTAATCAAGCCTTCTGGCTCGACTGTGAATTCTGGCTTATCTGCCATGCTGCCGTCTGGTTTGAGGTAGTACCAACCTTTTTTATCAGCTGACTGGATGAAGGCGTTCGATACCATCTCTCCTTTTTGATAATCAAGATAGTACCAATGTTCCTTGTACTTGACCCAACCAGTAGCCATCTTACCATCTTCTTTGAAGTAGTACCACTTGTTACTGATAAGCACCCAGCCTGTAGCCATCGCGCCATTAGGAAGCAAGTAATACCAGTACCCGTCTGAATGTTTGTGCCATGAATTAGCCTTCATGTAGCCATTGCTATCAAAGTAATACCAGACATTGTTGATCTTCTGCCATTTATTCGTTGGGTAGCTTCCATCTGCGTTGACATACCACCATCCAGTTGAATTTTTCTTCCAACCTTCCTGATTACCCTCATTATCAAGCATTTCTTGGACAGTAGAGCCAAGGGATTGATAATGCTTGATTTTAGCAATCACATAGTCACGTAAGCTATCATTGTAGCCACCATGCAATTCTAGGGAACGTGCAGGACATGAGGTGCTTGAAAACTCATTGTGAAACTTGATGTTTGAATAGTTCGGAGTATCACTGTAATAAGTCATATCCTCGGCCATTTGGCGTAATACCATGTTTTCGTTTTCAATGAACTCGGCATCTGATGCGCTTAATTGCTGGCATACTTCATAGCTAAGAGAGTTCATGTTAGCATCGTAGTTAGCAGCAGACCATGAACCATTGTATGTGTCTTCGACTCGCACAATTGCATCTCTTGTGATGTAGTAATGAGCAAAACCAAGTTCAGACCGGCCATTGTCATATCGTTCTTGAAGCCATTCGATATAGGCCTTTGCACTTTTTGAACCAGCATCATTATGTAAAACATAATATTTTGGTCGCTCAGTTGGTCGGGGTCCTGAAATTCCATTAAAAATTGTATGGTTAATGATTTCTACCATCATTACTCTCCTTTCCACGCATCATTCATCTGTTTGACTGCTGACTCAACGAATGTATCCAAGTCCTTATCAGTCATGCTGATATTGTACTTATTGAGTTCAGCACGGATTTTCGTACGGGCTTGTTCCAGCTTTTCCTCGCCCTTGAAGCCTGTCTCTTGAGCTACTTGCTCCACAGCGTTTACTGCATTTTTGGCCAAGATTTCTAAAATCTTGATGGTCTTTTCACCACCTTTTTGAACCAGGTAGTCCTTGACTGCCTTAACTGCTATCCCTGCTAAAATAACAAGGATGCTGATTGCTCCGTTTAGTAAAATTTCGTTAATCTGTTGCATTTATATTTTCCTCCACAATTTCCAATTCTAGAAATTTTTCATACAGTACCTTGATGGCTCCATTACCACCAAGCTCGACATAACTTTCATAAAGACGAGACAATTCCTCAATCTCATGCTGATTGGTTTTGCCTCGTCTAATGGCTTTTTTAAAATTTTCTTGTAATCGAAATCGTTGTAATCTTTGAAGACCTTTTCCAATAACACTCAATTCTTTGCTGTTATCTTTGCCAATGTTCTCAACATTTGAGACTGTCTTTTCAATAGCGCTAATTTTGTCAGATAAGAGACTGATTTGCTTGTCAGTCTCTTTTGTATTCTGCGTGCTTTTGAAAGAGAAATAGCTAGGAATGATTACGATTAGAATCGGACTCAATTTATCCAGAAGTGCTAGTAATTCCAATCAGACCACTTCCTATCTACTGTGCAGAAGCTCGAGTAGTTTCATGATCACTTCCATTCTTTTGGCCATCCCACTTCCAGATTGCAAGAAGGCCATTTTGAGATGGCCCGCCTTCAAGTTGTTTGAGAGATTCGCCTTTGTAAGTGAAAGCCTGATTTGTCTGAATCAAGACACGCTTGCCTTCGCCGTTCAATTCGACATACTCAGGATCTTCAATCACAAACATATCACCTGGTTGATAGGCTTTCCCTTCTTCTGCAAATGGGAAGAGTTCGACAAGCTCTTTGTAGGTTGTTCCGTAGGCAATTTTCTCACCCATAATGGAATCTTGAGCCATGACACGCACTACTTTATCGATTTTATTTGCAAGCGCAGAGAGTCTGTCCTGTTCGCTCTTGTTGTGCGCAATCTGCTGCTCAGCTTGTTCAAGCTTAGCTTGCGCTTGCACGATTGCTGCGCCTGGATCTAATTCAGCCTTCAGGATATCCAACACTGCTTGAATCAAGACATCCTCTTGCTCATTTGTTCGATCTCCTGTTAGCTCACGCATGTTTGTACTGTACCGATTGCCTTCTGACAGACGGATTTCAACCACTGTCTTGATATTGTCGCCCAAACCTCGTGTATAAGGCTTGCTTGCTAGTTCATAATTGTTAATTGCCATTTGTCATTTTTCCTTTCACTTCTTCAAATTTTGCTTTGAGCTCTTCGTCTGAATCAATGATTCGTTTCATCTGTTCGAGCTCCATAGCGGTTAATGTGTAGAGAGCCTCTAGAGTAGCTGATTGAGTAGCTTCATTACTGACTCTCTCACTTAGTGATTTAATTGTTAGTGTACTGATTTGTTTGTCTTGTTCGTTCATGCTGATTTCTCCATTTTTTCTATTTTTTGATTGAGTTCTTGAATACCCTTAATTAGATAAGGCACTAACGCGGTATAGTCGATATGCAGATAGCCATCTAGGTTCTCAGGATTTTGTGAAATTGCTTGAGGTATTACGGCTTCAACATCTTGAGCAATTAAACCAATTTCCTCATGCTTTTTACTATCAATGAAATCAAATGCGACCATAACCAATTGATTGATTTTGTCCAAGGCTTTTATACTTGTCTCTGTGATATTTTCTTTCAATCGTCTGTCGGAGGCCTTATCAATGTGGTATTTCACCGTCCCGTCCCCGACTTGGCTCCACCAAATAACTGCATTCTTGCCATTCTCGCGAGGACTTCGACCGGTTCCATAAATTTCAGTACCACCAACCATTTCAATATTTTTGTGAAAATTATTTGAGCCATAAAAATTGATTATGCTTGTGTTTGAGAAGTCAACCACTTTATGAAATGCCGCATCGTTTCTGCAGAACATTTTACCTTCTAGCGTTACATACCAAGACAGAGGTCCTGGTTTTCCCCAGTCATTCCCCCAATTGGCCCAGAACGCTGTCTGAAACTGTCGACCTTGACCGTTACTCATGCCAACTTTAAATTGATTCAGACCTGTTAGCCAAAATGAATTTGAGTCTTTATCGTGAGTACCGATTTGGAATCCTCCAATCCGCCCTTTATATCCTTCAAGCAAAGTCGCCGTAACTACTACAGACCGCAACTTGTTTATGAAAGCCTCTTTAGCAACAAGCGTATCTGTAAAGATATTGCTTGATACGAACATCCGAGCCATTGCTTGGTCCATAATGAGCTTATCAGCTGTGATAGTCTTTGAACCGATAATCTCAGCGTTCAGCTTAGCAAATGCACCCTCGCCCACAAACAAGCGCTTGAAGTACCCCTGAATAGCCGTGAGTTCATCCAGCAAGGTCTTACCTTTCAAACGAATCTTCTCTGCTTCAATCAAAATTTGATTATTAGTCGCATTGATTTGCGAAACGATTGAACCTGCACTGGTTAGATTTTGGACAGCCCATGCCCCATCCAGCTGACTTTGAACCGTGCGAACGGCTTCTTCAGTGTCTTCAGGGGCTGGACTCCAAGCGCTCGCAACATTTCCTTTTTCAACCTTTACAGATTTTGTATGAACTTTGTACGACTTCGCTCCATCGACACGAAGATTCAACATCCAACTGTTATTTCTCAACATTTTTTCGGTCATAACAGTGTTAAATTCAATCAGACGCCAATTATTCCCTGGTTGAATAGCACCGATAGTGTAAGCAAAAGCTCTACCTTCTGCGGCCCAATTCGTCACATCTCCATAGCATTGAAGGATAGCAACAATTTGCTTGTCGTTGAAACGTTGTACATCATCGATACCGATTTCCATGCGAACATGAACAGTATCGCCTGCTTTAAACCCACTTGATAAGATTTTATGTAAATCAGCAAGTAGGTTGACTCCACTGTTTCCAGACCGTGAAATAAACGTTCCCCAGTTTGAAGTAGTATTAAGAGCGCGATTGACGCTATTACCTGAATACTTACTAACCTCAACCTGGAAAAGTTGGGAAGTAAGAGCCATGCGAGCGACCCTACTCGAGATGTCATTCTCATTGCTACCGATGATGCGCTCATATAGCTGACTAGTCTCTCTGACACGTTGAAAGTCTGTCTGATTGACCTTGCCAGCCATTTGCGATGTGATACTTGCGAATTGACCGTCTACCGTCTGCTTATACTGAGCGATTTTAGTAGCGATATCATTATCCGTCTGCGTGCTTATCGCACTAAAACGACGTTCAAGACCTCGCACATCTTCTTGATAAGTCGATTTCCCAACGTAGT